CCCCATCTCGCTTGACGCGCGCATCACACCAACGGGTTCCTGCTTCTCCAGTTCGGCCAGCTTGGACTCAAGCGAGGCGACCCTGGCCAGGGCGGCGTCGCGCTCTTGCTCCAACTGCGCGATACCAGCAGACAGGTAGCCGTCGAGCGCCTTCTGCGTGTCTCGGTTGCGCCATGCCTCGGCGAAGTGGCGGGTCATCATGCCCATCATGCGGTGTTCGAGGGTATCGGCACGGCCCTCAGCGGCTTGCAGCTTCGCCCGCAGCGCCCCGACGATGCGCTCATATTGAGTTGCGAACTCGTCGAAATCCGATGCTCTGACCACGGACGTTTGCGCCATGTAATAAGGGCGTTCGGGGTGGAACACGTCAGCGGTGTACCGCTCGGGCTGGGGCGGCCGCTCCTCCTCTGCCTGCTCTTGCTCAGGCTTGAGCGCTTCAGCGGGCGCTTCGTTGAACGCTTCCGCATGCGGGGCGAGGTTGAGCGGGTCTAGTTCCGACGCCGGGGAGGGTTGCGCCAGGGCGGCGTGATCAGGTGCAATTCGAGCGTGCGTGACCATCCAATCAAACACGTCCTTCATGTCATTCAGCGATACGCCAATGAACTTGCCGTCCTTCGTGCACAGGTCAAGCAGCCTCTCGCCACCCTTCATGAGCATCAGGAAATTTGGATTGAGTATGTTGGGTAGAACGGTGTTGTTCAGGTGATCATTCCAATCGCGCAGGCGCTCGATCTCGTCAGCGGCCTCCTCCTGGTGGCCAGGAAGTGCCTCACCTTTACGCAAAAGACTGATCAAATGTCGGTCATACTCTTGTGAGACTGGCGATGGAACCTCCTGTGCGCCCTCTGCCTGGAAGTCGCGCTCATCCCCGCCTGCCTGCTCTACCGCAGGATGTGCCGGACAGGGATGGCGGAGGGAGCCGTCGCCGGAAGGGCAGGTGCATTCATTTGCTTTGGTCATGGGAGCTTTCTCCAGGCCTCGGTTTCGAGGTCAGAAACGGTTATCAGTCGGCGCCGGCGCTCGATGTTTTCGAGTTGAATGACCTCCCCCAGGCTGTCGATGACGACCCAGTGAATGCCGGTGGGAATGTGCAGATAGCGTGCTGGCGCGCGGGAGCAGAGGGCGTTTATGCGGCGGACTGCGGGGCTTTCGTCGAATGACATGGCTGGCAGGCTCCATACGGTGGCGCTGCGTAGGTGTGCAAACCAGTTGCGTCCTGGTCTGCGTCGTTTGCGATCTCGTTCAGTTGTCGCGCGAGCTGGCGCAGTTGTGCGGAGGAGAGCAGGGCGCCGAGGCGTGGGAGGCCGTTGACCTCGGCCAGGCGCTGGCCATCCTCGCCGTCAACGAATAGGGCGGTCAGGTTGAGGGTGTGCATGGCGTTTCCTCAGGAGGCCGGCATCGGATGCAGTTGCATTGCCCGATTCGCTGGCCAGTTGTGCGGCAGTAGACGGGCGCATTCACGGAAGGAGACTCTCCCCGACCTGGCGGGCATGTTCTATGGATCTGGCCTTGATGCGGGTCCAGCCCTTGCCCCAGTCCTGGGTAAGGCCGCCCTGATCCCGGAAGAACGGCCCGTGCTTCACGAACACCTTTTTGCCGGCGTTGCGGTGGACGAAGTAGGTCTCGTCGTCGATCGGGTCGTCGGCGCGGTCATGCTCGATTGCCTTGTCGGACGGCGCCGAACGCCAGTCCGGCCAGGTGCGCGCCTCGTTCTTCGTCTGCTTGGCGACCAGAGCGTCGATTATCTGCGCCGGAGTGGCGCCGGTCCGCCAAGCCCCGTCCAGAGCGAGAATCACAACGTCGATCCACTCGGCCAGGTCGCCAGGGGCTTCCTCGATCTCGCGCAGTTCCTTGCGGATGTGGTCGATGACGCCGGCGGCGCGCGACCCAGGCCCGAACGTGCGTTCGCTGAACCGGCGCTGGCGCTCCAGGTGCAGGTCGAAACGGAACACGTCCAGGCGCCCCCGGGCGCGGCCAAGCGCGTAGGCCTCGTCCTGGAACATCAGGAGGTGATCGCTGGTGCGTCCGGTCAGGACATCGAGATAGCGGCTGTGGAGCGCTTCAATGGCAAGGTGATCGTCAGGGTGGTTCTGGTTCGTTGTCATGGCGGAGTTGTTGTTTTCTGCGGACATAGGGAATATCTCTCGCCTGCTGGCGCTGATCAGTTGGAAAGGGCTTGCTTGGCGATCTTGAGCACGTCCATGCCGATACCACCGGTAGAGACGTCGGTGAGTGCGGCGATCTTTTCGAGCGCCTGGCGTGCGGTTGCCAGTTGATCCTCTGGGGAGAGGTACGCCGGCATGCCTGCGAGGCGGCGGCACACGAATGGATCGTTGTCGCTCGGTACTGAGCAGCATGTGAACTGGATTGCGCGGCACTTGCAGACGAAGTCGGGCGCAGGGAGTGCCTCGGCGTCGACGACGCGCATGCCGAGAGTGATCGCCAGACCGCGCTCGATGTTCGCCCCGCGAGACCGCTCCCAGCCCGGCAGCAACGCGAGGATGTCGCAGTCCATCAGCCGCTTGATCCCGTCGCGCATGAACGTCTCCCACGGCGCTCCGCGGTAGACCATGTTGACCGCCGGATTCTCGACGATATATCCGAGGGCTCTGATCCGCCGCTCTTCGGCGCAGAACGCGGGGTAGTTGAAGTCGGGGATGCCGGTCATGGGGCCGGACAAGTAGACGCGGCGCATCATGATGACACCGCCTTGTCGTCACTGGTTACAGAAACAACGCCACAGTCCATAGCTCTGAGTTCGCCTATGGCCATCCTTCTTGTTCCATCTGTAATTGCCCAAATATCCAGCTCTAGATGGCGAAACGTGCCGTGGAAGTGGCGATAGGCGGCCAGCGCGGCGCGTCTGAATGTCTTTGCCGCAACTGCCCCTATTTGCATGTCCTTCCCCCCCCTGTAAGGGTTAGCTCGAACAAAGAGAGGTCTTCAATTCTCTTGGCGGCCGCGCGGATAGAACTTGGTGCGCGCCGATACTCTTCGGCTACCTCTGCAACTGATTTGCAGTGAAGTGCCTCAGCTATGGCTTTGTCGCGCTCAGGGTTGCGCAGACCTGCGTAGATTACTGGCTGCATGTGGTAATCCTCAGGACGAGTAGAGCCGCGCCGGCCGAGGGTGGCTAGCGTCGGTGATCTGGTGGTGGGTTACTGTTCGTCGTCGGCGACGGAGAGTCCGGCGGCGAGTAGTTGCCGCGACACGTTTTCGCTGGGCGTGTATTCGTGTCGCGACACAACGAGAAGAGGCAGGAGATCGGAATCGGGTAGGCCGGCGGCGTTGAGGAGCAGCGTCGAGAACGCTTCTCTCCAGTCCTCGAACTCGCCGACTGCCTGCAGGCGCTCAAACGCTGCGTCGATTGCGGGCGGCGAGGGTAGCTTGCGCTCGGGGATGCCTGCCTCTCGCTGTCGCTGGCGCTTTTCACGCTGGCGCTGGGCGTTGGTCTTGGCCATGCGGACCTCAGAAGACAAAGGTTGGTTGATGGCTGGCGCTGGCGCGGTAGGAGACCGTTCGAGGCTCCGCCTCTTGAGCTGCTGGCGCAGCGGCGGACGGCGGCATCCTGGGGGGCTGTTGCCGGACTGCTGCGGGGAGCGTACACACCAGCACGATGAAGCCCAGGACAGTGCTGATGCCGCCGACTCGAATAGCTCGCCGCTTGGTCATTTGCCGGCCTTCTGGCGCTTCAAGTGCTCTGCGTAGGCGCATGCTTCGTTGTGATTCCGGCGGAATCCGCGCACCGCGCCAGTATCGGTCTCGACGATGTGGAAGAATCCGCGACCCTGAGGAACTACCCGAAATGGTTCCGCAACAGCAGGAGCCATGAGCCGCTGAACGAACGCCAGGCGGGCGAGGGCGGTCTGGGAGAGCAGGCCGGAGAGAACTTCGGTTTGTTCCTGATGCTTGAGCATGGTGGTTCTCCTACGCGATGGTGATTTCTTCGAGGCGCCGCACGGTGCGGGCTTCGGTGAGCCGCCGCTCGTTGCTTGGCCGGCGATTCCGGTTCATGTGATCGTCATCGATCAGCGGGTGGCCGGCGACGAGGAATGCGAGCACGAAGACGGCCGGCGAGATGATCCCCCGGCGGAAGGCTTCGAGGACGAGCCCGCGCACGCTGCGCACGCCCATCTTGAATTTCGCGTCGTCGAGACGTTTCTCGACAGTCCCAGGGGCGATACCCATGCGCCGCGCGACTTCCTTCGCGGTCAGTTCGCTGGCGCTCCAGGCGGTAGCTTCGAGTTCGCGGGGAGCCAGGCCGAGGCCCTGGCGGCCGATCCATCCGCCGCAGTTGATAGTTGCGTGCATGGTTGATTCCTTGGCTGCATGGGTCAGCACTCGGCGGCGCGATTATTTGCCGATGGGCATCGCGTGGAGTGCTGGCGCATGGAGTCGAGAGAGGGGTGGTGCAGGGCGCCCGCCGCCCCGCACCTACTTACAAACCGCCTTATGGTTTGTTCCTGGCTATCTGCTACATGGCTGTATCCTCCGGTGGTTACCAGCGATTGGCGCTGGCGCCGTTCTACTATTCACCGAGGGCGTCATCGGCCCTCGCGACCAGTTCAATCAATCGCTCGATGTGGGATGCCCTGGTGGTGAGGGTGATCGCTTCCGGCCCCTCAGCCAGGCCGGCGCGAAGGGCTGTCGGGAACGCCGTGACGATCTCCCGATTGAGCTTCAGCAACTCTTCGAGAATGGAGCGCGGCACGACTGGCTCGGCTACTGCCTTGGGGGTGACCTTTGTCCCTCCTGCTGCGATGACCTTCGCGAGCTGCTGGCCGAGCACCTGTCCGGCCTTCTCGCCGTGCTTCCTGACGATCCGCGCAGCGGTGGTGGCCGCTACCGCGCCGGAGCTGATCAACTGCTGCACATCGGTATTCGCGTTGCCCACGACCAGTACCTGATCGACGTGCTGCCGGGTTTTCCCCATCTTCTGGGCGATCTGCTCGACGGTCCATCCGAACGCAATCAGCCGTTTGTAGCCGTGTGCGAGCTCCAGAGGGGACAGCTTGCGCCCCTCCTGGGAAGTGATCACGCGGAGCACGCGCTCAGCGTCGTTACCGCCGAACGCAACGATGGGCACCCAAAACTCGCCGTTCGGGTCGCGTGGCAGCCGGCCCTCGGCGTCAAGCTTGAGGTAAGCGCGCCGCCGGCGGTGCCCGTCGACTACCCACATGCCGCCTTCGTCGCGGGGTCGCACTTCCAGCGCGGGAACGATGCCGCCCTGATGCAGGTAGTCGGCCAGATCCGCGATGCTCTGTTCGAGGTCTTCGCCCTCGGCGCGCAGGTTGAAACCGGGTTCTTCGTGAAGGTCTTCGAGGCGAGCCTTCATCGCATCCGCGCGCTTCAGGTCGCCGTCCTTGATCATCTGCTTGAACGATTTGGCCGCCATGAGGCCTCCGTCTGTTGTGATTGCGTGATGCTGTATGGGGGAGTGGTCTGGCCGGTGCTGAGTCTCTATCCGGCTGGCGCCGGGCTGGGTCACTGGCGGACTAGATAGCCGCGCACACGCTATACCCCTAGCGCCGTGCGACCAGACCACTCTCCGATACAGCCTGGCGATGGGGAGCCAGGTGGATCGGGCAGTTAACGTCAGGCTGACGTGGCGCTGGCTGTTCAGTCGTACAGGCCGTAGCTCAGGTCGTCTGGGTCGCAGTCGATCACCAGAATGGCGTTGCCGAAGTACAGCGATGCCAGCATGCGCTCCCACTTCGAGTAGACCTGCATGTCGATCGCGATCTTCTTGTCATCGAGCTTGGCGCTATAGACTTCGCCGAACTGTACCTTTGGCTTCCAGCGATCCCCGGTCTCACGCTCGCCCTTGATGCTGATGTGAATGGCGTGTTTCAGACTGTGGTTGCTTCGAGGGGAAGATGAGTAGAGGCCGCTCCGGTATCTGTCTTCCGGCTCAGGATCGAAATAGATGTGCAGCGTCTTGTGGGAGTAGCTGCCGTCACCTTCTTCAATGCGAATCTCTGGGCGCTCCCACCGGTCTTCGGCGGCGCGCTCCTTGTGGTGCTCGATGAATTCCTCGAGCAGGGCTTTGAGCGACACCTCGCCGGTCAGCAGGCCATCGCCGGTAAGCACCTCGGTGATCGACTTATCGGCTTGTTCCAAGATGACCGCGCTCAGGCCAGCCGACTCCCAGCGCTGTCGAAGTGCATTTGCGAGGATGGCGTTGTATCGCTGAAGGTCGAGGATGTCGGACACGTTTGCCGGCAACGCAGCTTTGACAGCTTCCTTGATGGCGCCGCCGAAATCTCCATAGGAGCGGAACGCGTCGCTCACGACTTCCTTGAACAGCTTGTCGATGCCTTCGTCGATCAGTTCGCGCGGCCTGTCGGATGCTGCGTAAAGGGTGACTCTTTCTGCTAGCAGGTCTTGCAGGGTTTGCTGGTTCATCTGGTGCATGCTCCGTGCATTCGGTTGACTTCCCGTCTGGCCCTCGGTGGAGGGCCAGCCAGTGAAATCGGTGTTTCTCCCGCGTTCGCCTACTGGGCTTCTACAACCCGCGGGTGGTGCTGTCCTCGCCACTGCCGATAGCAGCTCGGACTCGATGTGTTTGGCCTTGGGCTTCCCTCGCTGCGCCTTCAATCGGCTTACGGAGCAGGTCATGGGGGACTAGGGATAATCTCGCGGGTTCGCTGCAGCCCGGCGGCCTGGTGATGTGGGCAGCTGATCGCGAGGCGCCGATCCGAACATCGGCTGGGCTTGTTACTGCATGGATGGGTTCCTCCTCTTGGTGTCATCTCGGTCGCTTCTCCTTGTCGGGGTTCGTTCCCACTCCTGCGTTTGCTTCTTTGGTCTATTGGCAGGTGACTTGAGCGACGTCGCGTGCAACGCATGGGCTTGCACGGCTGGACTGTCCGGCCCAGCTCAGGCTGCGTCTTTTGCCTCTCCCAGCGTCTCGCGACGTTGGCGCAGCAGAGGGTTCCCAAATTGTCGAAAGAGCGGTCGGCTCGGTGGCCTGGGCCAGCGCTGGATTGCTGGCTCGTTGGAATGAAATTTAGAAAACTAAACAGAGAAGGTCAAGGATTTATTTTAGAAATCTAAACTTTCTAGGCGAACGAACGCAAAAAAGCCCGCACTGGGCGGGCTTTCGGGACAGTTGTCTGTGGCCTAGGTGAAGATGATAGGGGCGCCTTCTGGTGCGACCATGATTTGAAGGGCGTTGGACTCGATGGTCTCGCCATCAGAGGTGAAAAGGATCTTCATCTCGCCGGGCTGGTCTATGGCAAGAGGGGCAAAGATCATTTGTGCTTGCACGTTCTTTGACGACGTCGCGGGGTTTTTTGAAGCCTCCTCTTGAAGCTGAGCAAGCGGAACCTCCATCTCAGCAATGGCCTTGTTGTTGAAGAGGGCGCTGATTTTGAACCCGTTGAAGGGCCTGTCAGGAGGGGTTAAAGCATTAACCACCACGCAAAGCTTCATTAGGTTAGTCGGGAAGCCCTGCACGAACATAGCGTCTGCATACACGCCTATGAGGCTTGTTTTCCCGTTAATTTCAAGACGTACATCATCACAGTAGGTGGCATAGACAAAGCGGCTCATTGATCTGAATTCCTTTTGCTGGCTGCTTGAGCTTCGAAAAGACGGAACAGTGCATTGGGATCCAAATCGAGAGCAGCGCCAAGCTTGACCAGCGTCGAGTACTGCGGGTCAACCTTGCCTGACTCGATCTTTGCCACTTGCGGCTGGCTGGTTTGTAATCGCTCAGCCAATTGCATCTGGGAAAGTCCTTTGCGTAGCCGGACGGTTCTGAGGGTGTCGCTCTCGCCTGGGTAAAAGGTGTCCGCTACCCACGCCCTGGCGTCCGCCAATTCCGCGGCGCTTTCTGGGTCTCGCTCTAGCTCGACCATCAGCGCCTCGAAGTCGTTGTGTTGCTGCGAAAGATTCGTTACGGAGTAGGTGCGCACCAGAGGATGCACATTGCTACCAAGGGCCACGCTTGCTGCTGCTTGATCTTTAGCAACGCTCATCCTCAAGGCGCCTGTAGGCGCTTTGGATGCGCTGGGAGATAGGGTGGCTGAGCTCATAGTCAAATCTCGCGTCTGTGCTGTCACCGTGCATAGCCTTCTCGACAATGGCTAAAACGATGTAGGTGCCTGGGGCAAAAAAGGCATAGATGAACCTAAAGTCGAGAATTTCCACCTGAAACGAGCGTAGTCGCCAGAGGTTCATTCCGTGATCTTGTGCAGCCCGCCACATTCCGGTGTTGAAGGTTGCGCTTCTTGGACGCGGCGCATTGGGACGGCCCCCGTAGTCGCTCTGCGTCAGGCGATCCAACAGGTCTTGATCATCCTGCAACTGCTGGATCAGCGCGACAAGCTTCAGACCCTTCCGCCTGTTGCTTGCCAGAATTCCGCGTAGATCCGCAGTCGCGTCATCGTGAACAATCAGTTCGTACACTATATCGACCTAGATATATTGCTGCAAGCCCGGCCGGTCAGCATCTGACCTTTAGCTCCATTGCGATCCTAAGGATTGCAGGTAAGTCCTACTTGAAAGCCCCGCGATTGCGGACCGTCGACCACCAGAACACCCAGCCTATGATGCGGATGTGGTCGTCTCGGACATGCTCTGGTCCGTAATCCTCGTCTGCATGCTCTTCTCGGTTGAAGCTTCGCAGGCGAAGACCTCCACCGGGAAGTCGGTAGAGGTATTTCACTCGCAGCATGCCTTCGTGCTCCAGGGCATATACCTCTCCATCCACGACCTTGGTGGTAGCCCTGTCGATGCCTATGGTCGCTCCGCTCATGATGAGGGGTTCCATGCTGTTGCCCGTGATGCGAGCACACACCGCGGCAGTCGGATCAACGCCCGCCGCTCTAAGGGTTGCGTAAGAGAACCTAAGCTTGCGTCCAGGCATCTCCTGAACAGTCGTTCGACCTGATCCGGCAGCCAATTCAACTTCCTTGTAGAGCGGCAGTTCGACTTCGTCATCATCAAGAGGGGTGGAGTCGTCCCAGGGTGACAGGTCGCCAATTATTACGGCCTCTGCCTGGCTGCTGTTGGGCTTTGCCTCTGTCCCGGAGATCAGCCATTCGGGCGAGCACTGCAACTCCCGAGCGACAGCCATCAGGTTTTCGCCCTTGATGAGGTTCGTGCCGTTCATCCAGAAGGTGACGGTTCCTTTCGACACACCCACGCGGCTCGCCAGTTCTGACTGGCTTAGTCGCAGGGCCTTTAGCCTCGCTCTGATTCTGTCTTTGAGTTCCATGTTTAGCATTCTAAACATCTGGCGGTTTAGATAACTTGCGCGCCTTGGTTTATTTTTCTAAACTCGCGAAAAACCAAGGAGCCAGCCAAATGACCTACGAAGAGGCGCTCACCCATTTCAAAACGGGGCGCGCCATTGCTGTGGCCCTGGGGGTGAGTCCTGGGCGGATTTCACAGTGCAAGTCGGAGGGTGGATTTTCGTACCAGCACCAATGCGTGCTGGAAAAAGCCTCCGCGGGGGTCCTTCAGGCACGTGAAGAGGACGAGCCTCATAAGGCTGCGTCCTGAGCATCCAGTCTATTTGCCGGGGCCAGCGCCAACTAGGTGGTCAACACCCCTGTTCAGGCATCCAGTAGAGCAGACAGCAAAAAGCCCGGGAGCAACCGGGCTTTCTGAGGAGGCACCGTAGGGCGGTGCCGAACATCCAACGGAGACGAATATGTCACAAGTTGCAGTCATCCAACAAGGCCCGGCCCTGACGATGAGCAGTCGTGAGATTGCGGATCTGACCGGCAAGAAGCACAAGAACGTCTTGAGGGATATTCGGGAGATGCTGGAGGCGTTGAGGAGGAATGGCTCAGATTTGAGCCATGTCCGGGAAGACCTCGACTCCCGCGGATACACCGAGAATTTCCACCTCGACCGAGACCTGACCGAGACCCTCATCTCTGGATACAGCGTTCCCCTCCGGTACCGGGTGATTCGGCGACTCCACGAGCTGGAGTCCCGCCAGGTTCCGAGCATCCCAACCAGTTTGCCGGAAGCGCTCAGGCTCGCCGCCGACCAGGCCGAACAGAACCAGGCGCTGCGATTGGTCATCAATGAGCAGGCACCCAAGGTCCAGGCCTTGGAGCGACTCAGCGGCGCAGCCGGAACGATGTGCATCACGGATGCTGCCAAGCACCTGAAGGTCAGCCCCTCCAGGCTCTTTGACTGGCTCCAGCAGAACCGATGGATCTACCGCCGGAGCGGCTCTGCTCGCTGGATCGGCTATCAGCCACGAATCCAAGACGGCTGGATCATGCACAAGGTGACGGTTCTCGGTCGTGACGACCAGGGCGACGAGCGTGCGGCGAGCCAGGTACGCATCACTGCCAAGGGGCTGTCGGTGCTGGCGCGGAAGATCGAGGAGGGCAAGCTGTGATCCTCGGTAGCGTGTCGCGACACGAAATCACGAATCAAGAAAATGTGTCGCCGGAGGTGATCAAGTGAGCACGATCATCATGTCGGCCTGCTGGCCTCTCCAGGGCATGAGCCCCGCACAGAAGGCGGTGCTGATCTCGCTGGCAGACCAGGCGAACGATCAGGGCGTGTGCTGGCCGGCTGTGGACAGCATAGCGACGCGTTGCTGCCTGTCGAAACGCGCGGTGCAGCAGGCCATCAAGTGGCTGCGTGGCGCAGGGATTGTGAGCGTAGAGGAGCGCCAGGGCAGGTCGACCATGTACTCGGTGACCCCCGCAGCATATGCACCCCCGCAGGAAATGCACCCCAGCAGCAAATGCACCCCCGCAGCAAATGCACCCACCCCCGCAGATGCTGCACCCCCACCCCCGCAGGAGATGCACCCCACCCCCGCAGATGCTGCACCCAGAACCGTAATAGAACCTACAAGGGAACCATCAGGAGAACCGTCACCTTTGCCGACCCGTTCCGGGCCGGCGGCTGGCGAAGCGCTGCAGGAGGCTTGCCGGAATGTGTGGGCAGCGTACCGGGCAGCGTACGAGGCGCGCTGGAGTGTTCAGCCGGTGCGAAACGCCAAGGTCAATTCCCAGGTGAAGCAACTGGTGGCCGCCCTCGGCAGCGAGGCTCCAGCGGTGGCGGCGTTCTTCGTCGGGCTGGATGACAAGTTCCTGGTCGACAGTTGCCATGAGTTCGGGTTGCTGCTGGCCAAGGCTGGCGCTTACCGGACGAAGTGGGCAACAGCCGGTTCCGCGCCGTCGACCGATTGGACTGACCAGGTGCAGCTATGACCCGCAGGCAGTTCGAACCGCAATCGGTCGGTGCTGTGCTGGCGCATGTGAATCAGGGCGCTGGGCTGCGCCCCTTGTCCCAGCCGGCGGTGAAGGTCGATCCCCAGACGAGAGGCGAGGTCGACCGGTTGTTCTTGCGGATCAAGGCGATCTGCCCTGGATGGCGAAGTTCCTGGCCAAGCGATGAGGTCGAGAACGCTGCGAAGGCGGAGTGGCTGGCAGAGATCGTCCGGCAAGAGGTTACGCGCCGCGAGCAACTGCAGGCCGGGGTAAGAGCGTTGAGCGCGCAGGCAAGGCCGCTTGTTCCGTCTGCCGGTCAGTTCTGCGCCTGGTGCTGGGCTCCTGAGGTCTTCGGCCTGCCATCCCTTGATGACGCATATCGCGAGGCGCTGGCCAATACCCACCCAGCCATGGTCGGAGCCGCGAAATGGAGTTGCCCTGCGGTGTATTGGGCAGCCGCTGGCGCTGGATTCAGCCGGCTGCAGGCTCTGGCAAGAAAGGATGGGCTTGCGGCGCTGGAGATCTCCTACCGACAGATCATCAAGAAGCTGGCGCGTGGCGAGGCGCTCGGGAAGGTTCCGGAGGGAGAGGTCACCCACCAGAAGCCGCGAACCCAATCCGTTGGAATTGCTGCGCTTGCGCAGCTTCGAAAACAACTCAAAGGAGGAGATCGCTCATGAAGTGGAGCGTACTCAACGACTATCTGATGGTTAGCGATACCCAGCCACCCTACAAGGTCTGCAAGCTCCTGGTCGCCGGTGAGGCTCACTACCGGGCCAGTGTGCAGGGTGAATTCATTTGCACCCCGGTTGCGTCGGCGAAAGAGGCTCAGGATGTTTGCGAGCGGCACCACCAGATCATGTATCCGCGGGAGGTGGCATGACGTTGTCCGCACGGAAGCCCCGGCCGAAGAAGTGCGCAGTGTCGACGTGCCGCGCGCCCTTCGTCCCGGTGAAGTCGTTTCAGACGTGGTGCAGCCCAGAGTGCGGAATCGTCATCGCTCGGCAGAAGCAGGAGAAGGAGCGCAAGTCGATCCAGCAACGCGAGCGCCGCGAGGTCAAGGTTCGGAAAGAGAAGTTGAAGAGTCGTGCAGACCACTTGAGGGAGGCTCAGGCCGCATTCAACGAGTTCATCCGCTGGCGCGACTGGGACCGCCCCTGCATCAGTTGTGGGCGCTTTCATGATGGGCAGTATCACGCCGGGCATTACCGTTCCGTCGGCTCCCATCCCGAGTTGAGGTTCGACGAGGACAACGTCCACAAGCAATGCGCCCCATGCAACAACCACAAGTCGGGAGACGTCGTGAACTACCGGATCAACCTTGTGGCGAAGATCGGTGCTGCGGCTGTAGCGCGCCTGGAGGGTCCGCAAGATGCAAGGAAGTGGACTGTGGAAGAGATCAAGGCAATCAAGGCCCTGTATCGAGCCAAGGCCAGGGGCGCGAAGAGGGCTGTCGCATGAAGAAGCATGGGCCGGATCTGACGACCAAGCCGCGCCCGCTCGCTCAGTGCCCCGTTTGCCACGGAAAAGGGTACAGCCGTGGCGTGTTCCACGAGATCGATTGCGCCGCTTGTGGAGCAGCAGGCTTCGTCGATGGCGTGACGGGGCTGGCGCTGGAGCAGCGGGATGCGGTGGTGCAACTGCGGATGTGGGTTAAGCGGTTGCTTGAAGAGCAGCGACGCCAGGCGAGCAGGCTGGCGCGAGAAGAGAACAACCGGAAGGGCGCTGGCGGCGCTCACTTTCGAGGGGATTGACCAGCCATTGGCGCTACGCGCGCTGGAGGAGAGGACGATGATTTACGAAAGCGTTTCAAGTGCGGTCGTTTCGGCGCTGGCAGCAGACTGCATCGACAACACAAGCAAGCAGGCATGGCAAAAGCTCTATCAGGCCGGCGAGCCTGGTCGTCGTGGCGGTGTGATGGTATCCGCTGATCTCAGGCAGCAAATCGATTGCTGGGTGCATGCTCGATTGCATGACCAGCTCATTCCGCGCCATTGGGCGGCGCTGGTGGCGAAGTACAGCACTCACCAGGCTAAGAAAGTTCAGGCGATCTCTCTTCTGCGGTCGGTGGTCGCAACGCCAGCTCCTGCTCTTTTCCTCTACAAGGCTATAACGACTTGGGCGATTCCGAAACTGAAGGGCGTCCAGCCGGCGCTGCGGAAAACCGTCTCTGTCGAAATCCCAGTGGACGGATCACCAGAAAAGCAGGCCAGGGCCGTGCGCGCCGCGCTGGAGGCAGAGCGAGTGAAGCGGAAGCGCCTTATGGCTCGATCGTCTGGAATGATCGTCCTGCCGGATGAGTTCTACGACATGAACACATGGGATCTCGATGGAAAGCCCGAATCGACTCGGCGCGAGTGGCGCAGGAAGATTCATCGTGTTCTCGACGAAATGGTCGACGAGGCGCTGGTGGCGGCCGAGCAGATTCTCAACGCGGAGGGCTTGCTGGCCAAGGATGCGGCATAGGGCTTGACTTGCTGTCATCACTCCATCAGTATTTATCCCATCCTGCCGATCTTGCGCGTTTTGAGGATCGAGCAACAAAGAGCCCAGCCTTCGAGCTGGGCTTTTTCATTTCCGCCCCGGCGAGGGGAACTGAGACGATGAAGATGCCTGACAAACCCGACACTTGGGCGGCTCTGCTCGCCTGGCTGAGCCAGCATGCGCCGATCATCTACGCTTCCCTGCTGTCGTGGGCCATGGCTATGGCCAGGATTATCTACGGCGGCGGCACTCGCCGGCAGGCCCTCTTGGAGGGCGCGCTGTGTGGTGGGCTAGCGCTGACGATCATCAGCGGCTTCGAGTTCTTCGGCGTGCCGCAGAGCATGGCCACCTTCATTGGTGGCTGGATCGGCTTCCTGGGTGTCGAAAAGATCCGTGACCTGGCCGACCGCTACGCAGGGATCAAGCTGCCTCGTCGAGGGTCTGGCGAATGAGGATCACCGCCGATCAACTCGACCGCGCCACGGGCTGCGGTGCAACGACTGCCGGCCTCTGGCTGGAGCACATCAACGGTGCCATGGCCGCGTTCGAGATCAACACGCCCGAGCGCGTGGCGATGTTCCTGGCTCAGGTCGGGCACGAAAGCCAGAGCCTCAAGCGCCTGGTCGAGAACCTGAGCTACTCCGCCGAGGGCTTGCTCAAGACCTGGCCGACGCGGTTCACGCCGGCCGAGGCGCGGCAGTACGCCCGCCAGCCAGAGCGCATCGCGAACCGCGTCTATGCCAACAGGATGGGCAATGGGTCGCCGGATACGGGCGATGGGTATCGATACCGGGGCCGCGGCCTGATCATGATTACGGGCCACGACAACTACGCCGAAGCCGGACGTGCCCTGGCGCTGCCACTGGTGGCGCAACCGGAGCTGCTGGAGCAACGGACCTGGGCAGCAATCGCCGCGGGGTGGTTCTGGCAGTCGCGGGGTTTAAACGACCTGGCTGACCAGGGCCGTTTCGAGAAGATCACCCTCCGCATAAACGGATCGTTCACCGGTGCCGAGGATCGCAACGCCCGGCTCGAATGGGCGCGTGCTGCGCTCAAGGGGGAATGATGAGAGAAGAATACGAGGGGTTCTGAATGACCTTCCGAATCGTTGCCCGCCAACGCTGGTGGTTGAAGTTGTACCTGGCCGGCGTATCCATCACATCGGTCATAACCGGATTGGAGCCAGACCCGATGCGGGTGAGCTACTGGATCCGGCGAGGCATCAAGATCAATGTGGTTCCAGGCGAGTGATCGTGCAACGGGCCGGGCGGCCAATGCCTTGGCGTACGCGTCCGACAAGAGCCCTGGAGGTCGAGCATGAACTGGAAACCCTGGCTGATCGTCGCGCTGGTAGGCGCGCTTGTGTTCTGGCGCCTCGATCACGTGACCGCCCAGCGTGACGACCTGCAGGCCGCCGTCGAGCAATCCGCCGAGACGATCACCGCAATGGCCCAGCAGGCCAAGCGCGACACCCAGGCGCAGGCCCAGGCCGATGCCCTGGCCCGAACCTACCAAGCAGCACTGCAGGCCTCCCATGAAGAAAACCAATTGCGCCGCGATGCTATCGGCACTGGTGCTCGCGTCGTGTACGTCAAAGCCCGCTGTCCCGCAGACGGAGTGCACCCGGCTACCGGAGCCTCCGGCAGCGCTGATGCAGGAAGAGCCGTCCTTGCTGCCCCTGATGGACAAGTTGTTTCTGATCTCCGAGCCGGAGTCGAGCGACGCGAACTGATGATTGAGGCGCTGCGTAAGCATATCGCCGGCCTGCCGAGGTATTGCAGAAGATGATCAGCATCAAGCCGGAAGGGTTCCAGCAGCAGCTCGCCGACCTGACTGAGCTTGAGCAGCGGCAGATTCCTTACGCGACAGCCACTGCGCTTACGCGGACCGCGCAAGGCCTGATGGATCGATTGCGCGATGAGATGCGTGTCGTGTTCGACCGCCCGACCCCGTACACCCTGAACAGCCTGCGCATGGTGCCAGCCAGGAAAGACCGGCTGGAAGCGCGGGTTTGGTTCAAGGACGAAGCGGACGGTGCGCAGCCTGCATCGGTGTGGATTGCCCCTGAGGTCTACGGTGGCCCGCGTCGGAACAAGCCGGCCGAACTTCAGCTCAGGGCCAAGGGGATACTGCCAGAAGGCAAGTACGTGGTGCCCGGCGCCGGCGCGGACCTGGATCGCTACGGGAACATCAGGCGCGGCCAGGTCACCAAGGCGTTGAGCGGCATCCGCGGCTTCAGCCAGGCCGGGTACAACGCGAACGCGACCGATAGCAGACGGAGCAGGGCGAAGGGTAATGCTCGCCGCTACTTCGTCATGACCCGTAAGGGCCAGCCCATAGGCATTGCTGAGCGCACAGGCCGAGGCCGGGATGCTGTCTCGGTCATCATGGCCTTCGTGTCTCGCCCTGCGTACCGCCGCCGGCTGAGCTTCTTCGAGATCGCGCAGCAGTACGCCGACGAGAACCTGCCGCGCGAGTTCGAGGTGGCGATGCGCGGCGTTGCTGCTCGGTTCGCTGCGAGGCGCTGACTGATGCACCAAAGTGGTGCGTCGCGGGTCCTCCCTGGGGCGCCCCCGTCAGAGGGTAATTCGAGCCCCGCGCGCCAAATATGTATGACCTTTTTTCGGAGGTTGGTTGTTGTTTAGTCATGAGCAAAAACGAAACAACCAAGCAGCGCGGATGGTTGAACAAGTCCGAGATGGCCGCGAGCCTCGGAATTTCTCCGCAAGCCTTTGATAAATGGGGCGTTCAACCAATCGAGCGAATAGGTCGAGAGGCCTTTTACACGGTGGCGGATGTGGTCGAAAACCGCATCCATCACGCCGCTCGGAAACAACAACCTGAGGGGGAGCTACCGGAAGGTCTCGATCCCTACGCTGAAGCCAAGCTGACACAGGAGCGACTCCGCCTCACCAAGGCCCAGGCCTACGCCCAAGAGCAGAAAAACCAGGTCCAGGACAAACTCCTGGTCCCGGTCCCGTTCGCCACTTTCGCCTTGGCGAAAATCGCCGCCAAGATCGGCTCGGCGCTGGAGACCGTCTGCAAAACGGTCAGTCGCCGCCACCCGGATGCTGATCCCTTGGTGATGGAGTCCTTCGAGCGGGAGATCGCCTTGGCGCGAAACCTTTCCGCTGAGTTCAGCGACGACATCCCGGGAATCCTTGATGAGTACCTTGCAACCCTGGATCAGTGATCTGCGCACTGCGGTCAAGCTGGGTTTGCAGGGAATGTTCAAAGAGCCGCCGATGACGGCGGTGGAGTGGGCCGACAAGCATTTCTACATGTCGGCCGAGTCCTCTTACAACGAGGGCCGCTGGAAGACTGCGCCATTCCAGGTCGCGATCCTGAACGCGATGGGCAACGACCTGATTCGAGTGGTCAACTTCGTGAAGTCGGCCCGGATCGGTTACACGAAGCTGTTGCTGGCCAACATCGGCTACAAGATCCAGCACAAGCGCCGCAACGTGATGATGTGGAGTCCGACCGACCCGGACGCCGAGGACATCAGCAAGAGCCACGTCAATGGCCTGATCCGCGACGTGCCGGTCATGCTGGAACTGGCGCCCTGGTTCGGTCGGAAGCACAGCGACAACACCTTGGACAACAAGGTGTTCGCGAACCGGCGCAACCTCTGGATACGCGGCGGCAAGGCCTCTCGGAACTACCGGGAGAAGTCGCCCGACGAGGTAATCTACGACGAATTGTCGAAATTCGACGCCGACGTCGAGGGCGAAGGCTCGCCGACATTCCTGGGTGACAAGCGCCTGGACGGTGCGGTCTACCCGAAGTCTATCCGGGGATCTACGCCTGGGGTCGCTGGCGCTTGCCAGATCACCAAGGCGGCGGAAGAGTCTCCGCACCGGCTGCGCCTGCATATTGCTTGCCCGCATTGTCAGCTGGAGCAGCACCTGAAGTTTGGCGGCAAGGATTGTGAGTTCGGCCTGAAGTGGGAAAAGAACGAACTGGGTGAGGCCGAGCGCGCCTGGTACGTCTGCGAGCACTGTGCAGCCTGTTTTGAACACCGTGACATGGTGGTGGCCCAGGCTAAAGGACGCTGGATCTGCGACGAGACCGGCATCTGGACGCGCGACAGCATCGACTGGTTCGGCCCGAACAACGAGCCGATCCGCACGCCGCGCTCGGTCAGCTTCTACTGCTGGGCGATCTACAGCACCTGGACGACCTGGGTGTCGCTGGTTGACGAGTGGCTCAAGGTCAAGGGCGACCGCGAGAAGCTAATCACCTTCATCAACACCACGCGCGGCGAGGTGTGGGAAGAGGAGCAGGGCGACCGCGTGGAGTGGCAGACGCTCTACGCTCGCCGCGAGAACTACCCGAAGGTGCCGCCGCAAGCGCTTGTCCTGATGGGCGGAATCGACACCCAGGACGACCGCTACGAGGGCCGTGTTTGGGCTTTCGGCCTGGGCGAGGAGGCATGGCTTGTTCACCGTTTCATTCTGACCGGCGATCCGGCCAGCGAGGAGCTGCGGCGCAAGGTGGGCTTGGAAATTCATCGGCAGTTCACTCGGGCTGATGGCGTTCCAATGCGTGTCGAGCGTTGGTGCTGGGATGCTGGCGGCCACTATGCCGATGAAGTAGAGGCCGAGAGCATCAAGCATGGCGTGCACTGGGTGGTTCCGACTTTCGGGGCCAGCACATACGGCAAGCCAATCGCCAACTTCCCGAAGCGCCGCAAGCGCAAGGTCTACAAAACCGAACTTGGCACCGACAACGCGAAGGAACTGATCTACAGCCGCCTGCGCATTGATGTGCCCATCCCGTGGCAACCGACGCCGGGCTGTGTGCACTTCCCGATCGACAGCGACATCTGCGACGAAGACGAACTGAAGCAGATCACCGCCGAGAAGAAAAAGTCGGTGATGGCGAAGGGTGTTCGCGTCCTGCGATGGGACTCCGGCGGGCGCCGCAATGAGGCGCTGGATTGCTTCGTGTACGCCCTTGCCGCGCTGCGCATCAGCCAGCAGCGCTTCGGCCTCGACCTCGACCAGTTGGAGCGCGTGCGCGTTGACCCCGTGCCGGAGCCGGTCGCCCAACAGCAACCTTCGAACGATAACCATGCCAGCACCTCCCAGGGCTGGCTCAACACTGGAAGCGGACCATGGCTCTGACAGCGCAGCAGATGCTCGACAAATACCTGGAGGCCGAGGCCGCCGTGCTGGAAGGGCGGACAGTGATCTTCAACGGACGCACCCACACCATGGAGGATATCGAGAAGATCCGCGCCGGACGCCAGGAGTGGGAGCGCCGCGCAGCCGCAGAGCGGGACCGCGCCGCCGGTCGCCGTCCTGGCCCGGCACTGGCGGAGTTCTGCTGATGAACCTGATCGATCGACTACTGGAACCCTTGGCCCCCGAGCTGGTGGCTCGGCGCTTGGCCGCTCGCGAGGCAATCCAGGCGTATGAGGCTGCCAGGCCAGGGCGAACCCACAAGGCCAAGCGTCAGCCGCTGGGCGCCGACACCTCGCTACAGAAGTCTGCGGTCTCTATGCGAGAGCAGTGCCGGAAACTGGACGAAGATCACGATCTGGTTACCGGCCTGCTCGATCGCCTCGAGGAGAGGGTGGTGGGCGGCAGTGGTATCGGCGTGGAACCGCTGCCGCTGCGCCTGGATGGCTCGGTGCATGCCGAGTTGGCCATGGAGATCCGTAGCGCGTGGGCCGAGTGGTCACTCTCGCCGGAGACCTCTGGTGAGCTGACGAGGCCCCAGGTAGAGCGGCTGATGTGCCGCACCTGGCTGCGCGATGGTGAGGGCCTGGCGCAGAAGCTGATGGGACGAGTCCCGAACTACACGTTCGCCACGTCGGTGCCTTTTGCCCTGGAGCTGCTGGAGCCCGACTACTTGCCCTTCAGCTACAACAACCTGTCGAAGGGTATTGTTCAGGGTATCGAGCGTGACACCTGGCGCCGGAAAAGGGCCTATCACCTTCTCAAGGATCACCCCGGCAACCTGCAGACGCTGGGCGGCAGCCTGGCGGTGAAGCGCGTCGAAGCGGAACGGATCATCCACATCGCCTACCGCAAGCGGATCGGCCAGAACCGAGGCGTGCCGATGTTGCACGCAGTGCTTATCCGCCTTGCCGACTTGAAGGACTACGAGGAGAGCGAGCGGGTGGCGGCGCGCATCAGTGCTGCCCTGGCGATGTATATCAAGAAGGGCAACCCCGACAGCTACACGGTGGAGCCCGGGAAGGACCGGAAGAACCGAACGATCCCCATCGCCCCCGGCATGGTCTTCGACGACCTCGAGCCAGGCGAAGACGTTGGGATGATCGAGAGCAACCGGCCGAACCCCTTCCTTGAAGGTTTCCGCAACGGCCAACTGCGGATGATCGGGGCCGGCACTCGCAGCACCTACTCCTCGGTGTCTAGGGCCTACGACGGCACCTACTCGGCGCAGCGCCAGGAACTGGTCGAGGGCTGGCTGGGCTACGACCTGCTGCAGCACGAGTTCATCGACTACTGGTGCCGACCGGTCTATCGGGCCTGGCTGCAGATGTACCTGTTGGCTCGGAATGAGCGCCTGCCCGCCGACGTTGATCACCGCACTCTCTACGCGGCGGTCTACCAGGGGCCGGTCATGCCATGGATTAACCCGATGCATGAGGCCAACGCATGGGAGTTGCTGGTCAAGGCTGGCTTCGCCGATGAGGCGGAAGTTGCCCGCGCCCGTGGTCGAGATCCGCGCGAGCTGAAGAAGTCGCGTGAGACGGAGATCAAGGCGAACCGGGCGGCCGGCCTGGTCTTCAGTTCGGATGCCTACCACCAATTCGTCAAGTCCGGGATGGACCCGGTTGAGGCGGTGCAGAAGGTGTACCTGGGCGTCGGGAAGATGCTTACCGCCGACGAGGCTCGCGAACTCGTCAACAGATACGGCGCCGGCCTACCCGTGCCTGGCCCGGATTTCCCCAACGAGAGCAACAATGGAGGCGCCGATGGGCAGCCATCAAACCCTGATCCATAAAAGCCTGATGCTGCCGATGGCGGCGGCGCTGACTGAGGCCAACGCCCCGCATGAGTCCTGGTACAGCATTAAGGCTGCCGGTCGCGGCATCGCCGAGGTGTTGTTGTACGACGAGATCGGCGTCTGGGGCATCACCGCGCTGCAGTTCGCTCGAGACCTCAAGGCAATGGGCGACCTGACCAAGATCAACCTGCACATCCACTCCCCGGGCGGCGACGTCTTCGAGGGGACGGCGATCTATAACCTGCTGCGCAACCACCCGGCCAGCGTCGACGTGTACATCGATGGCTTGGCTGCCTCGATGGCCTCGGTCATCGCCATGGCCGGCGACACCATCTACATGCCCGAGAACGCCATGATGATGGTGCATAAGCCCTGGGGCATCCAGGGCGGCGATGCGGACGACATGCGCCGCTATGCCGAACTGCTCGACAAGGTCGAGGACACCCTGGTCATGGCCTATGCCAACAAGACCGGGAAGTCCGCCGACGACATCAAGGCGCTCCTCAAGGAGGAGACCTGGATGAATGGCCGAGAGGCCGTCGCTGCCGGCTTCGCCGACCAGCTCACTGAGCCGCTGCAAGCGGCCGCTCACCTTTCCTCCAAACGCATGCAGGAGTTCGCCCACATGCCCGAAGCTCTGAAAACTCTACTGGCCCCGCGCGCCCAGACCCCCGCCGCGCCGGCCAACACTCCCGCGCCGACTCCGGCATCCGCCGCGCCGGCGGCTCCCGTGGCCGCTGCACCAACCGAGGCCGATATTCGCGCCCGCATCCTCGCCGAGGAATCTGGTCGCCGCAGCGCAATCACTGCTGCCTTCGGCGCGTTTTCCACCGGGCACGCCGAACTGCTCGCCACCTGCCTGAACGACATGAACATCACCGTCGACCAGGCGCGCGAGAAGCTGCTGGCTGCCATTGGCGCCGACACCCAGCCGGCTGCCGCCCTGAGCGCCGGCGCCCACATCCATGCCGGCAACGGCAACCTGGTGGGCGACTCGGTGCGCGCGAGCGTGCTGGCTCGCATCGGTCGTGGCGAGCGCCAGGCTGATAACGCCTACAACGGCATGACGCTCCGCGAACTGGCCCGTGCCTCGCTGGTCGATCGCGGGATCGGCGTGGCCTCGCTCAACGCGCCGCAAATGGTCGGCTTGGCCTTCACCCACACTTCCAGCGACTTCGGCCTGATCCTTCTGGATGTCGCCAACAAGTCGGTGCTGGCTGGCTGGGAAGAGGCCGAAGAAACCTTCCCGCTGTGGACCAAGCCCGGCATTCTCACTGACTTCAAGCCGGCGCGCCGCGTCGGGCTGGGCGAGTTTTCCTCGCTGCGTCAAGTGCGTGAGGGCGCCGAGTACAAGTACGTCACCCTCGGCGAGCGCGGCGAACAGATCATCCTGGCCACCTACGGAGAGCTGTTCAGCATCACCCGTCAGGCGATCATCAACGACGACCTGCAGATGCTCTCGGATATCCCGTTCAAGCTGGGCCAGGCTGCCAAGGCCACCATCGGCGACCTGGTCTATGCGGTTCTGACCGGTAACCCGGCGATGAGCGATGGCAAGACTCTCTTCCATGCCGACCACAGCAACCTGCTCACTGGTGCGGCTTCGGCGCTTTCCATCGACAGCCTGAGCAAGGCCAAGACCCAGATGGCCACCCAGAAAGCCCAGGTAGAGAAGGGCAAGGGGCGCACCCTCAACATCCGTCCGGGCTTCGTTCTGACTCCGGTGGCACTCGAGGACAAGGCCAACCAGATCATCAACTCCGAGTCCGTGCCGGGCGCCGACGTCAATAGCGGCATCGTCAACCCGATTCGCGCATTCGCGCAGGTGATCGGCGAGCCGCGCCTGGACGATTCCTCGGCGACCGCCTGGTACATGGCTGCCAAGAAAGGCTCTGACACCATCGAGGTGGCCTACCTGGACGGCGTCGATACTCCGTACCTGGAGCAACAGGAAGGCTTCACTGTCGACGGCGTGGCCAGCAAGGTGCGCATCGACGCCGGCGTGGCGCCGCTGGACTTCCGCGGGCTGCAGAAATCCAACGGTGCCTGATCGGCGCCAAATCCCGAGCCCCGCACCTAGCGGGGCTTTCTGTTTCTGCCATTAGGAGAATCAACCATGGCGAAGAACTATGTGGAGGACGGCAACGTCCTGACTCTCATTGCGCCCGCTGGCGGCGTTAAGTCCGGCGTACCTGCGGTGATCGGAGACCTGGTGGTGGTGCCGCTGGTAGATGCCGCCGAGGGCGAGCCGTTCGCTGGAAAAACTGGCGGCGTCTGGAGCCTGCCTGCTGCCGCCGGCCTGACCCAGGGTGCCAAGTGCAGCGTGCTCAATGGGGAACTGGTAGCTGCTGCCACTGCCGACTCGGTGGCGTTCGGCAAGATCACCGAACCCACCGTTGACGGCTTCGCGTCGGCGATGCTGATCCAGCAATGAGCGCGCCGGGCCGTTTTGGCCGGCTGATCCAACGGCTCCATGAGCGTGGGCAACAGCGGTTATCTGATGCCGTGGGAGAGTTCCGCGGCATCGGTCGCCCCCCGATCAAGGGGATACCGCTGCAGGTCGACCGAAACCTGAGCTACGACGGGCCTGATGGGGTTTTCATCACGGACAAGGTTGGGATCAGTTGGCTGGCGAAGGACGTTCCCACAGCATCACGCGGTGACCTATTCGTCATCGGGTCGTCGCGATATCTCGTGGAAAAGCTCATCGCGAACGACGGTTGGTTGCTAACGGCTGCAACGATCGAGGAGGAAGCATGAAGCCGAACGTGCTCACGATCGGTCGCTTGGCCTTGCTGGCGCGCCTGCAAACCATCACGCCAAACCAGGGATACCGGACGGACGCGGGAACTCGCGTGCTCTCTGGGTGGTTTAACGAGCTGGTCAAGGAGCGGCATGAGGGCTTTCCGCTGATTGTCGTCCAGCCGGGCAAGGAGCAGCCGCCGGAGGTTCTTGATGCCGCCGTTCGCTTCCATCGCGGTTTCGACGTGGTAGGTGCGGTGCAAGGTGGGTATGACCACTATGAGGAGGCCCTGGAGGATCTACAGCTGGACCTTCTGGCGTGCCTGATGCCTGCCCCCAAGGGGCAGTTCCTGCGCTGGCTGCCCCGAGAGCGCGGCATTACCGGGCTGACGTTGGGGCCGCCTGAGCCGTACCCGCCGGGTGATGGAGTGGCCGCTGCCGTGATTCGAATCCCTGTCTATCTGAAAACCATCATCGAGGGGTAACCCATGAAGAGCGATCCCCAGGTGCCGGCCACGGTCGACGCCGCGCCTCCGGCTGCGCTGAACAAAGCCGTCGAGGTCACCCTGGCCAAGGTGCATTGGCACCAGGGCGAGGAGAAGGCGGCCGGCGAAAAGATCAACGTCAGCCCTGACCAGGTTGAATTCCTGCGCCGCGAAGGCGTGATCAAGAAGGAGGCCTGATATGGCTATCGAGAAAGAGACGTATGTGATCGGCGGACCCTTCAAGATCCGCGAGTCTGGCGCCACCGCACCCTTCCAGTTCGCTGGCCTGGTGTCCACTATCCAGCAGACCATCGAGACCAACGAGATCACTCTGCCGGATACCGCCACCCCGCAGGGTGGTGAGTACGATGCCGTTTCGCGCATCACTTCGGTCGGATTGTCGATCAACTTCCGAGAACTCAAGACCAGCATCCTGGCTGCCTTGGTGTGGGGGGACGCCACCAACGTTCCTTCTGCCACCCATACCGATGAAGCGCACACCGCCGTTCCGGGAGGCACGATCGCGCTCGACTTCATGCCGCTGGAGATCACCAGCGTGAAGAGCGATGACGGCACTACGACCTACGAAGAGTTCGACGACTGGAACATGACCGGCGCCGGCATCGAAATCGTTGAAGGGGGGGCGATCTCTGCGGCCACGCCGATCAAGGTGACCTACAAGTCCGCCACCGTCGATGTGATCGAGGCGCTGACCAACAGCGGCAAGACGTTCGAATTCCTCTTCGAGGGCGAGAACGCCGCTGGTACCCAGCGCCGCATCCAGGCGCGCTATTTCCGGTGCCGCCTGAACCCGTCGAGCCAGCAGGATTGGATCAACACCGAGGACTTCCTGGCCGCCGAGGCCACTGCCAAGGTGCTGATGGACCCGACCAAGGTCGGCGCTGGAAAATCGAAGTACTTCAACATCAAGAAGGAACTGGCGACGGTGTGACGCCGTTCATGCCCGGCAGGGACGCCGGATGTGGGCTCGCCCGCGTGGTGCTACAGTTGCGCCATTTAGGGAGGGGTTGAAATGTACTCTAGGTCGCGCGGATTTTCCCTTATCGAGTTGATGGTTGTGGTCGTACTCTTGGCCGTTTTGGCATTCATGGCCGTTCCGAGCTTCAAGGCTATGCAGGAGGGGAACAACCATCTAGCCGGCAAAGAAGTTTTTCTCCAGCACCTGGAATTTGCCAGGTCCTATGCGCTGTCAAAAAAGACAACTGTCGAAGTCTGTGCAGAAAGTGGAGGGTGGACTGACGGATATATCGTGCGCACAGATTCTGGTAAGACTGTTTTGCTTAAGGAAAATAAGTATAAAAACATCCATCCAGTTGGAGCGTGGAAAGGCTCTATGGAGTCTGGGTGTGTGCGATTCGTATCCAATGGGAGCGCACCCGCGGTGCCTGCCCCGACGGGGGAGTACTACGACTCTGGTTTCTTCGGTGGTGAAGAGCTGGACAAGGCTGCTTGGCGGGTGACGTTCAAGCCGTCTGGCTGGAACTGCACTGAGAAAGATCCTAAAGACCCTAAGTGCGCCAAGAAACCAACCTGATCGCCGGCTTGTGTTCTTGGTAATGGCCTGTTGATGCTAAAGTGTGAAGCGGTTCCAATGGAGAGTCGCTTATGACACGGATTTTTCCCGTTCTCGCCTTGCTTCTTGCGGTCAGTTCTGCCAGTGGGGCGACGGTCTTTAAGTGCGTCGGCCCTGACGGAAAAGTCACTTTTACCCAGCAGAATTGCCCTGACAACCAATCGCTGAACGATGTGGTTTCTGCCACCAACCAGCGCCCAAGCGGGTCAGGTGCCTCGGCTGTCATGGCCAAGCCCAAGCAGCCATCAGGTCGTACCTATAGAGGTAGTCACCAGGTCGGCAGCGGAGTGATCGTCGTCGGTGGTTCGTCGCCAAGCCCTACGTGTTCCACAGGACTATCTGAGCGTGACCTTCGCAAGGCCAAGGTCCAGGGCAAGGTCGTTCCTGGAATGTCCAGGGAGGACGTGGAAAGCATCTACGGGAAGGTGAACCGCAACGGCAGTACCGCCGGCGCGGGTGCTGTCACCTACTGGAATGACAAGTATGTTGACCAGACGACCGTTTCGTTTGATCGTGACGGATGCGTCCAGGGTTCATACCAATCGGGCCACAAGAACTAGCCGATATAACGCTTTTTAAACAGCCCCGCCATTCGGCGGGGTTTGTGCTTTCTGGAGGGTTGAAATGTCCAGCTTTACTGCAAGTAGAGTTGTAGATATTGATGGCGTTGAGTTGACCGTGCGGGAACTTAGCGTTGCGGATGTTCGAAAGCTAATGCAAGAGGTCAGCGATCAAGACCTCGTCAACAATGTCCTCTTCGAAGATATCAGGCTATCCGATCTGTGCCTGATGACGTCGGTTACGAAGAGCCAAATTAACGATCTCCGGCCTAGCCAACTCGCCAAGTTGCTGGATGCATGTAAAGAGGTGAACCCGCATTTTTTCGGAATGCTGGGCCGTCTCTCGAAACTCCACGACAAGCCATAAGGAGTTTGGAGCGCGCCATTTGCGTTCTGGTGAGGCTTGGCCATCACCACGTCCTTGAATATCCATGGTCACTGTTCTTGACCGCGCTGAAGGCTGAATGAAATGGCTGACGTAAAGATCCGGCTGACCGCTGACCTCGATGATGCGCTGCGCGAGGTGTCAGGCTTCCGCAAGGAATATGCCGAACTGGTCAGGCAGGTCGCGCAACCTCTCAAGCGTTTAAACGATTTCACTGCTCTCGAAAGCACCCTCGAGGACACGCAACGCCAGGCGCGCTCGGCGCGCGAGCAGATCCGCACGCTCGGCAACGAGCTGGCATCGACGATCAGGCCAAGTCGCGAATTGCAGCAGGCGTACCGGGACTCCATTTCGGACTTGCGAAGCCTGGAGCGGGCAGAGGCCGTCCAGGTAGCCAAGCTCGGAGCGATGCGCCGGGAGTTGAAGCAGGCGGGACTGGATACGAGGAGCCTGACATCCGAACGGCAGCGGCTCCAGCGTGAGCTGGATCGAAACCTCCAGGCGGGCCGGAATGATGCGGCCACCACCAGCCTCCGGCAACAGGCCGCAGCGATCAAGCAGAGCGCGATAGAGCAGCGCCGCTTCAACTTGGAGCAAGCGCGTAGCACCCTGGGAGTCGCCAGGGTGCGCGAACTGCAGGCTGCTATCGGGCAGTTGAACCAGCAGTATCGCTTGCTTCGGTCGAGCGGAACGCTGTCCACAAGGGAACTTGCCGTTGCACAGCGGGCGCTCAAAAAGCAGATCGCGGAGACCAAGAGCGAACTCAACTCGCTTGGCGCCGGCTCGCGGCTGTCGAGCATCGGCTCTCTCCGCGGGAGCGGTCCAGCTCTGGCGGTTGCGGGTCTCGCCGCCGCAGTAGGCGCTGCAACGGCGAAGCTAGCGAACGGGGCTGACACTGTTGGCCGGCTCGATTCCCGGCTTCGCCTGGCGACCCGCTCGCAGGAAGAATTCAACACTGCGCAAGTCGAACTCGACCGTATCGCGGATGATGTTCAGGGCGACGTCGGCGACCTCATCGGCCTTTATTCGCGGTTGCAGCGCCCGCTTCGGGATGCGGGCATGGATCAGCGCGCCGCCCTCGAAACCGTAGAGGCGGTATCCCTTGGCCTGAAAATCGGTGGAGCCTCTGCCGAGGAGTCGGCGTCGGTCATTACCCAGTTCTCCCAGGCTATTGCCAGTGGCGTCCTGCGGGGCGAAGAGTTCAATACCGTTCTGGAGTCCTCGGATCGCATTGCTGGCGCCCTGGCGGACTCCTTCGGAGTGACTGTCGGCCGGCTTCGCGAGATGGCTGCCGCCGGTGAACTGACCTCGGAGCAGATCGTTATCGCGCTGCGGAAGGAGTTGCCGAAGCTCCGCGAGGAGATGGCGTCGTTTGCCCCGGAGATTGGTGCAGGGCTGAACCGGATATTTTCCGAAACCCAGAAATATTGGGGGCGCCGCGCGAAGGAAACAGGCATCGTCGACTGGGTTGCGAACCAGTTGAACGATGTTGCCAAGGGGATCAACACGGCGAATACGCTGGTGAAAAAGGGCGAGGGCAGCCTCACGGCCACCCTAGCCGCCGAGAAGGCGCGTCAAGAGCAGATCGTGAAGCGCCAGAACGATGCCCTGAAGCGGGCTCGGGAACAGAACGTCGCCGATCTCCAGTCTGAGGTTGTTCGGACCAAGGCCCTCCTTGAACAGTCCACCAAGAACCTCAACGACGCGCTATCGCGCCAGGCAGATGTCCGTAAGGAGTTTGCCGACCTGGTGAAGGGTATCCAGGCGACGCCCGCCTCCGGAACGCAGACCTTCGGTGATGCCACTGCGGCCCAGGCATCGGCTCGCAACGCGCTGACCGCCGGCAACAACCAAAAGGCGATCGAGGAGGCGCGCCGCGCGCTGCAGATCCTTCAGCAACTGAAGGACGCTGGCGCGAACAGCTACGGCTTCGAAGGCGTGGCCAAGGAGGTGGAGCGCATCGCCAACAAGGCCGCAGAGGTCGAGGCTGGTAATGCCAAGGCTGCGGATGACGTCAACCGCCTGAACCTGGCCGACCTCGAGGAGCGCATCAAGGCTGTGCAAAACGTCGAGGTGTCGTTCGGAATGGACTTCGAAAGCGCAGAGACCTTGAAGCAACAGGTCGCCGACATCGCCGCGGGACTGGCTGAGCAACTCGTGATACCTATCACGCTGGTTCCGCCTCCGGAGATGGGCTTGCCTGGCGTGCCCAGCATCACCCCCAAGATACCTGGGTTTGCCACTGGTACGCAGAGCGCCCCCCCTGGTATGGCGTGGGTTGGGGAGCGTGGGCCGGAGTTGATGATGATGCGCGGAGGAGAGCGCATCTTCAACGCGGTGCAGTCGCTGCAGATGTCGCAGAGGTATCAACGAACTCTCCCCGAGATACCCGAGATTCCGACCGCGGCGCTTCAGCAGGCGAATCCGCTGGCAGCCATGCAAAACCTGGGATCGCTGACCCTCAACCTGGGTGGAGACGATGCCGGCTTCACCGTTTTCGGGACACACGACACGCTCCGAGACATACGCAAGGCCGCCTCGAAGTTCGGGCGGACGCGCCCAAAGTGACCAAGCCCGCCTCGCGCGGGCTTTTTTATGGAGTTGGGAATGATCATTCCGAACGTGATGCTCGGGGGAATACCGATCGTGATACACGGTGGCGCCCCGCAGTGTCAGTACCAGGCTGTAGATGGCGGCGTCGAGCGATTGAGGCTCAGCGGAGGTGCGGCAGTACAGATGACGCACTGGCGCAAGACGGCAATCACCATCAGCGGTTCAGGATGGATCGGTACGGGGATGCTTGGGCTCGACTTCGACAGCCCGCTGGAGCTGCGATGCAATGCGTCGCTTGGCGTCTCGGGTCGTACTGCCGCCGACCGAGTATTCACCATCCCGGGCGAGGTTCGGCCGGACGCCGGTCCATGGGGGCTGGCGCTGGTCGGTCGTGAGTGGGTCAGAACGGACGTGTCGTCTGCCGGCCAGGTGATAACTGTGTCGGAGATCCCGGGTGCGCAACTCTACCGCGTCGAGTGGTGGCCGCTGTTCCACGTCTTCGCGTCGATCCCTCCTGAAGCGCTTGATTCTTCGAACAACAGCCGGACCTGGCAAATTGTCGCTGAGGAAATCTGATGCTCAACGGTGGACCGCTCAATAGCGCTGCGCTGAACTCGGCCGCTCAATCCGTTGTGCCTGGTCCTGAGCCGATCATCCCAGGCTACGCTTTCACATGGCGAGCAATCGTGTGTGTTGGCGATGACGACGTTACACCGCTCCTGACCGGGGAGATCGAGGTCGATCGTGAAGAGGGGGCGGCTGGCGTCGCGTCCTTTTCGATCTATCTCGGCGACGGCCCTGTTGTCCCTACGGACTGGATTGGTCGAACCGTAACCATCGACTACGCAACGGAGACCGCCGGCGAGCAGAGTCAGGGCCGGCGGTTTACGGGAAGGGTTACGCAGCCAGCCTGGAATCCTGTTCGGCGCGTCCTGGACGTCAGTTGCACGGACCAGTTGCAGCAGCGTGTAGAGGCCATGGAGATTGCGGCCATCGACGCCCTGGTCGGCGGCGCCTGGTCCGCCGATGTGTTCGAGGCGGTCGATGGACGCTCGCGGTGGGACTACGCCCAGGAGCGTTTGACCAGCGTAACCGGGAGCTTGGACTGTTCGCCATATGGTGCTCTCCGCGTCACGTCATGGCTTTCGGTGGCACCTGCCTACGAGTTCGGCCAAGGCTCTACGGTATACGGATCGCTTGCGGTCGAGTTGGCCGACCTGAGTTCGCAGACGAACAGGGTCGAGATCGAGTGCGACTACCGATTCAGCCGGCTATGGCAGTTGAACGCCTCGTATGGTTGGCAGCACCCCGGCACTGGTAACGCTGTTGGCGAAGCAGGGTTTTGCAACTGGCGCGGCGACGACACCGAGTTGCCAGATGTCGAGATGATCACCTCGGCGACCGAGAGCAGCGGTCAGACGTTGTTCTATGCGACCTGGTATCCACTGCCGCCCACGGGCGTCTACTGCAATCCGCCGGCGGCATGGGTAAACAACTTCACCGAGCTGCTGCTCGGCGGAAATTGGATTGCTGGCCGGCGCTGGGTGCAGTCCGTTACAGAGCGCTATCGGTTTGTCATGGAGGTTCAGCCGAGCGTGGCGGCGACCGGTCCGATTGTCGGTCGGCAGCGTGCCTCGTTCGAGATCGAGTCGGACAGGGCCGAGCGCTGGGAAAGCGACCCGATCACCGGCGGCAGCACCGGCTACGACGACGAGAAGGATGGCAGCCGGCGTTTGTCCGCGCTGAACTGCTTGTTGGCCCAGGGAGCAACGACACTCATCGCCGCGCACCGTGGGACGACTGTGACGTGGGACGTGCCCACCAGCATGGTTCTACCGATCGACCTAGTGCATACGCTCCGCCTCGATGATCAGGGGGCGCGCGCGGTGGGCAAGTGTCGACGCATTGTCGACCGGCTCGACCTCGCATCCGGTAGCGCCCTGACCACGATCTCTATCGCGGTGATGCGAGGCGGGGGCGGCGCAGCAGACCCCCTTGTTCCTCCTGCTGGCTCGTCCGATCCCGTCAGTCCACCGTCGGGCGGCGGACAACTCACGACGCAGCTCGGGGGCCGCAACGGCAGTCCCGCGTATGACGATGAGGCGGATGGTTTCTCAGGCAACTGGAGCAACCGAGACCCCGGCGCTGAGTTGTTCCCGCGGCGCTTCTCGTTGACCGCAAAAGACATTCCGGAGACCTACCGGGACGAGCATGCGCCGGAGATCGCGGCCACCTACCGGGTAGCTGTACCTGATGACGTACTGGAGATGTAGCGATGGCGAGAGCCTGGATCAACAACTGGAAGACGACGCTGAGCGCCGGCCTTTCGCCTGGCGAGTTGAGCCTGACGGTGCCGGATGCTGCCGCCGCGCTGCTGCCGCTCTCTGGCGGTAACTGGGTGCTGTTGACGCTGGCGGATGCTGCCGGCGCTCAGCATGAGATCGTGAAAGCAACCGCCCGCGCCGGTGGGGTGGTGACGATCGAGCGCGCCCAGGAAGCCACCGCCGACGGCAACTGGCCGGCGGGGTCGGTGATCTATGCAGCCGCCACGGCCGGCGATCTCATGGCACTGCAAGCGCGAATCGCGGCCCTGGAGGGCGGCACTCCCGAAGGAGCCCTGGTCGATGCGAGCGGTTCGGTTCTCGTCGATGGCGCCGGAAACAACCTGATCATGGAGAACAACTGATGGCAACTGTTACGCACGTCCTGTCCGGTGCTGGGGAGCCGCTCGATCCGCCTCCAAGCATCGGTGCTCACTACGTGAACACGAACAACGGCGCGCTATACCTTGCGAAGGGCATCGCGAGCGGTGCCGATTGGGTGAAGCTGGGTAGTGGCGGTGGCAGCGCTCCGAGCGAGGTGCTGCATGTCAACACCGACGGCCAGTTCCTTCTCGAGCCTCAACACTCATTTGTTGAGGCCCGTCTGTTCGCAATTCCCGAGCTCGGCACTGCCGCAATTGGAATCGATCCCAGCACATCCCGACAGTTCGACCTAAATATCAGGACCGCGGGTCCGAGCGGGCAGCAACTGCAGATCAGAGTTACGTCCGGTGAATTGCCTGGCGGGATGTCGATCGTTGGCACAACCAGGCAGTGGGCTGTTCAGGAGTCGTATGGATTCTTGATCAATGCAAATGACCTCAACGGCGAAGTGTGGGCGCGCGTCTATTTCGATGCTGACGAGCTCACTCTATCGCTGCTTGTGTTCAGCGATGTGCCGAACGCGTAGGAGATAGCGCATGGCTCTATCAGATGAGCGCCGCAGCATCGGCGCGAGGAACGAAGCGATCCGCCGCGCCGGCGGCCAGCGGGTCGAAGCGGAGCGCCGCGGTGACCAGGGCTTGACCGCCGCGCTCAACCGGCTGATCGAGCCGGAACGCCAGGCGCGGTCGCTGCGGAAAATCGATCCGCGCGGCGCCCTGGATGCAAAGCGCGGGCGGGCGGACTACAACCCCGCTGGCAAGCAGATCGGCGGGGGTGGCGGTATTGCGAGCCCCCTGATCGAGGAAGATGCTGGCCAGCGCGAATACTACGAACTGCAGACAATCCCCACCAGCGATGGCCTGGCCTGGCTCCGGTATCGCAGCGTGAAGAAGATCGTCATGACCGACGCGTCAGGCGCAGAAGTTGTGATGGAGTACGCGAACGATGTTTCCCAATAGCCCGCTCGATGAAGCTCCGCAGGTATGGGGGTGGCCATGGCACGGCCTAATACGACAGCCAATCAACGCCGTTGATTCGACCCTGACGTTACCAAGCGGGCGCACGATGACGATGCCGCCTGTCAGGCTCGCAAATAATACGGCCCTTTGGGACGTAGGCATGCCTATCCCTGAGGTGGAAACCGATGATCCAGATGAGCAGTGGCTAAACCGAGCGATTTTGCGTGGAACGGATTTGTCCGAAGCTTATGGCGGGGTTTCCTTACAGCCTGCATTTATACGTGGTTACACGATTCGATACGGCGTAAGCGTTCAATACAATTTTTTTCTCGAAACAATAGCTGCTAGCTGTTTGTTTCGGGATGGATTTACAGGGTTTTCCGGGACGGTCAGTAGCAATGCAATATCTCTGTCAGACCTTGGATTGCCCGTCAAGCCGGACGGTATCTCTTTCGAAGTTCTGGATGTAAATAACGACGGAACACGCCGTCTCTACCTGGCTAGATACCAAGAGACCGCTGGGAGTGGATTCATTGGTGTTGGTGGGATGCTTGAGTTGCGTGTGAGTGCGAGCGGCGCGAACAGCTTTCAAGCGGAACTGTCCGTGGTTGCACCTTGGGAGCGAATACAATTCGAGACTATCGACAGCAGTCGAACAGATGTTGACCCGAATACCCATACCCGCTTTTGGCGTGGGACGCCGGAGGACCCAGACGGCCCGTTCAATGAAAGCAGTGGAGAGCCGCCACCCCCGCCATACCCGGGGCATCCGTGGGCGCCTCACGTGTATAGAGTTCTAATCGGAGAGTTTTCAGCATCACTTCGCGCAAGGTCAACTGCTGGAGCGTGGTATGGCTTGTCTGGCTCCCTTGAGCTAATAACGCTCGAAGTTTCTATCGTGTCAACGATGTCGCGCTCGGCAGGTATATCTGGCGATCACATCTCATTTAGCATGACCGAAGATATTTCGTTTTCCTACACCTTGAGCTCTTCTTCCGGCGGGTCCTCAGAGTCGCTGTACAACTCGCTTTCTACGAGCGGGGTTCTTAATGGGCCTGGTTCTATCCAATGGACTGACAGCATCACTGGTCAAAGTGTCGCGAGTGGCTCGGAGTCTATTAGCTTGGGTGATGTATACCTGCTTACTCCTGATGTTGGCGACAGTTATGCGGAAGGATTGGACTGGTCGTCGCCAATTGAGCTGTTCCCGGGGCGTCCGTCGACGATAAGCGACCAATCTGCGTGGCCGGTACTTAGATACTCAAACAAGCTTCTAGGCCTTTTTTTCTATCGTGGTAGAGACCGCCGGTTTGCTGGAGTGGCTCTCACCCCGCATGGCCCCCACGGATCGCGTCAGGTTGATGTGGATGTTAGTGGCTTTTCCCCGTTAGAGATGGAGGCGTGGGGCAAGGGCTCCTACAACCCTCTCACCGGCGACGCTATACGCAACGACCCCAGCGCTTTCTATTCCTACGTTTGATCCCTCCAAAGGAGACGCCGCATGACGCCGGCCTGTGTACCCCTGCGCATTGAAAAAGGGGCGACGTTCCGCGACACGATGCGGATCATGCAACCGAGCCTTGTCTACCGGCCGATCACCCAGATCGCGCCGACTGCTCCCGTCCGGCTGACCGTCCCGGGGCACGGATTGCCCGGCACGTGGCTGGCATGGATAGATGGTGTCCAGGGCATGCCCGAGCTGAACCGCGCGCGCCTCCGGCAACTGCCTCACCGGGTCGCGTCCATCGACGACAACACCGTCGAGATCAACCTGCTTTCAGCCGTTGGGCTAGCGCCTGTGGGCGGGCAATTGATCTACCAGCCACCCGTTGACCTGGCTGGCGCCGAGGTACGGATGCAGATCCGCGACGCGCCAGGTGGGACGGTGCTGATGACGCTGGAGCTCGGCTCTGGCCTGGATCTCGTTGGCGCCGGAACGATCTCGCGCGAGATATCGGCCTCCGATACCGCGGCGCTGATGTGGTCGTCGGCGGTCTACGACGTGGACGTGACCTACCCGGATGGAACGGTCCATCGCTACTACAGCGGACCGATCACTGTGAGCCGTGGGGGAGGGTGCGATGGATGACACCGCCGAGCCATGGGCGCTGGCGATCGAGGTTGATTGCGAGCCGCTGGTGCTCAGCGAGATGCAGGAATACGCGGTCACCGTGACGCCGCCGGCCGATGTGCTTGTGGTTGTTGCGGGTGACCAAGGGCCTCCCGGGAGGGATGGCGTAGACGGTGCCCAATGGGGCGCGACTGATTGGTGATGAAATGGCCCAGATTCGATTTTTCAAAGTGGCAACCCTGCCGGGTACGCTGGAACCCGATTCGTTCTACTTCGTCGAGAACGGCAGCTACTCGGAGTCCTACCTGACGAACAGCGCCGGCGTGGCGCGCTCGATCGGTAACAGCGCGATGATCAACGCGCTGATCAACGATGCGTTGGCCAGCTTGCCCGGCACCGGCGCGCCGATCCTGTTCGTTGCGGATATCGCTGCGCGCGATGCCCTGGAGCCTGAGGGCGCAATCTTCGTTCTGGTTCAGGATGCGAGCGCGGACCCGACAGTCGAGTCCGGAGCTGCGCTGTACGCCTGGAACCCTGCGACCAGCGCCTGGCTGAAGGTGGCCGAGTATGAGTCGATGGACGTCGAGCTCAACTGGGACGCAATCAACGGGCGGCCGACCTCGACGCCGGCGCAGATCGACACTGCCGTTTCCCAGGCGCACACGCACGCGAACAAGTCGACGCTGGACAAGTTCGGTGAGGCTTCTGGCCTGGTGCGCTTCAACGGCCAGCCGATCCCGGCCGAGTGGAATGGGACGGCCTGGTAATGGCCGTCCTCCAGACCCATAAAGTCGTGGCGCAACTGCCCGCGTCGCTGGAGCCGAACGCGATCTACTTCGTCCGGCGCAGCACCGGCTACGACCAGTTCGTGACCAACGGCGCGGGTGTGGTGGTGGCCTATCCGATGAACGTCCGCATTCCTGCGGCTGTGCCGGGCTATCTCGCCGACGGCTCCATGCTGAGGCTCACGATTAACCCTGACGGCCAACTGCCGGTGTACACCGCCGGCGGCGCAATTCTCAACCTGCAGGTGCTTTTCAATGACTGATGTACGCCCGACGAAACTCCAGGCCGACGGAAACGGCTACGGCAGTCTCCGCGAGTTCGCCGACGGCGACACGGTGCCGCTTGCCCTGGGCGGCACTGGCGCTGCAACCGCTGCCGGCGCGCGCTCGAACCTGTTCGATCCCCGGTTGCAGAACTTCAGCCTGCTGCTCGGTGGCGTTGACCAGCTTCCATACCAGACGGGACCGAATAGCTGGTCGCAGACCCCGCTGACAAGCATCGGCCGCGCGATGATCGCGGCATCCACTCAAGCGAACGCCCTGAGCTACATCGGCGGCGTGCCAAAGAGCCTGTCGTCCAACCGAACCGTTTCGGACCCGAACACCGTGCCGGACGAGTGCGGATTCTATGGCATCGGCGCCGGTCCTTACTCGAACTTGCCGCCAGGCATCGATGCTCTGAACCCCATCGGATCGATGCTCTATCACCATCCATACGACGTCGCGACCGCAGTGCAACTATTCGTTCCGCGGACCTCGAACATCCTGTATTTCCGCAGGAGGGTCGCCGGCGCGTGGCAGTCGTGGGTTCGCGTGCTGTCCGACGCTCAGTTGCTGGGTACAGTGGCTCAGTCTGGAGGAGTCCCGCTTGGGTCGATATTGGAGCGAGGCAGTAACGCGAACGGGCAATACGCCCGACTCGCCGACGGCACGCAGATTTGCACGATCAGCCTGCTTGGCGCCAACGACCGCACGGCGAACACAAGCTACACACTCACATTGCCGGCGGCGTTCACTCCAGATTGGACCGTGGGGGTATCGGTGTCCTGGGCGTCGCACGCAACGAACCCCGCAACGTACAACGGTGTGAAGGTGGCATATGCGAACGGCACCTCGCTGACGTTCATCCTGGCTGAGAACCTCACGACAAACCGTTTGATCTTTTCCTGCATAGGGAGGTGGTTCTGATGTTGATCAAGCTTTCGCCGTTTGTACCGCTGCCCGGCGACGGCGTCGAAATGCGCGTGTCCGTTCGAGGGGATGCCCTCACTGTGAACGGTGTCGAGTTCGATTTTTCGCCATTAACGGAGGGAGGTCAGCTACCTGGCGCGGCGACCGGTTCGTCCTGGTTTGAGGGAGTGATTACCCGCCAGGCTGGCCGAATCGAACTGACGATGCGTCTACCGCTGGCGCCTGACGCAAGCGATGCCGCTCGCTTCCCGACTCCCATCGAGGTTCTCGAAGGGGATGTGGAGTTACCGCGATGATCGACTGGAGCAAGGTAAAGACCGCCGAACAGCAGGCTGAAGAACGACGGCAGGCTGAGTACGATGCCGCAACCGCGGCGCGGGCGAATGCCTACCGCTTGGAAAGTGATCCGCTCAAGACCGAGGCCGAGTTCGATGCGATCAAGGCCGGTACCGAGCCGGACTACAGCGCCTGGGTGGCCAAGGTCGAGGAGATCAAGGCCAGGTATCCGCTTCCGGACGCGGGCGGCGTGTAGACTACCCATTTTGAATGGGAGCATGACCGTGCTGGTGGTGAGACTCAAGAAAGGGTGGACGCTGAAGCTTGATCGGAAAGTGAACGATGCGAATCGGGCGGGGGTCTGGTCGTTCCATTGCTCCGAGAGCACGTTCGTGCCTGGCATGGATAACTTGCTGCGGCACGCGGCCATCCGTCCGGCTGAGCCGGCAGAAGGGAAGAGCACCGAGGTAGAGGTGGCCATCTGTCGGCCTGGTGATCCGGAGGAGAAGTGGATTCCGGTTGGGAAGGGCGTGGCGGTCTATGAGGCCGAGCGCTGATGGTGCAAGCGCTTGCATGAGGGCATCCTAAAGATAGGCTGCCCCGCCCCGCACTATTTCTTGGCTTTTTGGTCCTTAGTGGCTTTTTCGGTGTCATCTGACGAGTCGCGTTTACGCCTGCCGGTGATGAACGCGATAACCATGCTGCCAAACCCCAGGCCGCCCAGCGCCGTAGCCGCCAGCTCTCTATCGTGCAGAGCTAGATAGACCGAGGCGGCCAGGACCAGAAGCGCAATCAGGAAACCTAAAATCAGCCCAACCAGCACCTCGACGATGTACCAGGTAGAAAGCTTTTCATCAATCCTGATGGATCTAGCTTCCAT